TTTTACCACCCTATTTTTACGTCCCATTTTCTTATCCCCCACCCCCCCCTACACGCGATTACCTCCTGCATGACATACATACATAGTGATTTACACATTCATATACCTGTTTTCATAAAGTAGTTGCTTTTTGCTATCACTTTTATATAGACCCCCTACCCCCTTTTTTCAGAATTATGGTTTGGGTCCCATACACCCCCTTATTTTTTTGTTGCATTTTTTTGTGAAGGGGTGCATTATTGTAAAATCTGAAGTTTACTGTATCTATTACTACATAGCTATATAGTTACTATGATTATATATTTACTGTACTGGTTAGTTACTATATGGGTTTTATTTTTTTAGTTTCTATATAGGGTTTATTTACTAGATACTATATAGTTCTATGGAGAATTAGATGAATCCTCAAGTAATGTCCAAGATTCAAAGTTTATCCCTTGATGATAAAAGGGAGTTGTTAGGGCTTTTGGAGGAATTGGATGCAGCGAAAAAAAGGGAAGCCTGTAAAGACGATTACTTAACCTTTGTAAGAGAGATGTGGGCTGCTTTTATTCATGGTAAACATCACGAGATTATGGCGGATGCCTTTGAAAGAGTAGCGAGAGGTGAGTTAAAGCGTTTAATTATTAATATGCCCCCTCGACATACGAAGTCCGAGTTTGCTTCGTACTTATTACCTGCATGGTTCTTAGGACAATACCCCGATAAAAAGATTATTCAAACTGCACACACTGCCGAACTCGCTGTAGGGTTTGGTCGTAAAGTAAGAAACTTAGTAAACAGCAAGGATTACAAGCGTATCTTTCCAGATGTTAGTTTGCAATCCGATAGCAAAGCAGCAGGTCGCTGGAATACCAACAAAGGTGGAGAGTATTTTGCGATTGGTGTTGGCGGTGCTGTTACTGGTAAAGGTGCAGACCTATTAATTATTGATGATCCCCATTCTGAACAAGAGGGAGCGAGTGCGGATGTCAATGTATTTAATCGTACTTATGAGTGGTACACTTCTGGTCCACGTCAACGTTTACAACCCAACGGGTCAATCGTGGTCGTTATGACTCGTTGGCATCAAAAAGACTTAACAGGGAAAGTCGTTGATGCGAGTATTAAAAGAGGCGGTGCAGATCAATGGGAAGTTATAGAACTTCCAGCAATCCTACCTTCTGGAAAACCTTTGTGGTCGCAGTTCTGGAATTTAAAGGAATTGGAATCATTGAAAGCAGAACTGCCTTCATCTAAATGGATGGCTCAATATCAACAAGACCCAACTGCTGAAGAGGGTGCGCTTGTTAAACGGGAATGGTGGAAAGAATGGGAATACCAAGAACCTCCTCACTGTGAATTTATAATTCAATCTTGGGATACTGCATTTTTAAAATCAGAAAGAGCAGACTATTCTGCTTGTACCACTTGGGGAGTGTTCTATCGAGAGAGCGAAGAAGATGGTAAATACGCTCCCCAAATCATTTTATTAGATGCTCACAAAGAGCGTTTAGAGTTTCCAGAGCTAAAGAAAGTGGCTATGGAGAAGTATTCATTTTATAAACCTGATGCATTTATTGTAGAAGCAAAAGCTGCTGGTATGCCATTGATCTTTGAATTAAGACAAATGGGAATACCTGTGCAAGAATATACACCGAGTCGTGGTAACGATAAGATATCAAGAGTTAATGCGGTGTCTGATTTATTTGCATCTGGCGTAGTATGGCATCCTCAAACCCGATGGGCTGAGGAAGTGATAGAAGAATTTGCTGCTTTTCCTAATGCGGAACATGACGATTTAGTTGATAGCAGTACACAAGCACTGTTAAGATTCAGACAGGGCGGTTTTGTTCCTTTGCTTTCAGATGAAGATGAAGAAGAATTAGAACCCAATCGTGTTGCAGATTATTACTAGGAGTTTATATTGGCAATAGAAAGACAACCAGCTACACCTATTGAAGGGCTGATCGAACAAGAGCCAGAAGAAATTAATATCGCTATAGAGAATCCTGATGCAGTTTCTATTGAAACTGAAGATGGTGGAATGATAATTGATTTTGATCCACAAGAAGAAAACCTTTCTTCTGAGTTTGGAGACAATCTTGTTGATCTAATGGATGAAAGAGATTTGGAGCGAATAGGCTTAGAATTGGTTTCAGCTTTCAATATGGATAAAGATTCTCGTAAAGATTGGGAAGATACCTATACCAAAGGTTTAGATCAGTTGGGTTTAAAGATAGAAGAACGTACTCAGCCGTGGTCAGGGGCTTGTGGTGTATTTCACCCAATGCTTAGTGAAGCTGTTATACGTTTTCAATCTCAAGCGATATCCGAAATATTTCCTGCATCTGGTCCAGTCAAAACAAAAATTGTTGGAAAGATAACAGAAGATAAAACAAAACAAGCCCAACGAGTACAGGACTATATGAATTACTTACTGACATATGAGATGTCAGAGTATCGAACTGAAACAGAAAAGCTATTGTTTTCTTTGCCATTGGCAGGTTCAGCATTTAGAAAAGTTTACTATGATCCAAACTTGGGAAGACCGAGTGGGATATTTGTTCCATCAGAAGATGTGGTTGTTAATTATGGTGCAAGTGATTTAGATACTTGTGAAAGAGCAACCCATGTAATGAAGAAATCTTTCAATGATATTAGAAAGATGCAGGTTAATGGTTTCTATAGAGATATCGAAATACCTGATGCAACAGGTAATTACAGCGATATCATGCAAAAATACAATGAGTTGACTGGTGAGAACCAAGAAGACTCTTACGATCAAAGGCATACTCTTTTAGAAATGCAAGTAAACTTAGACCTTCCGGGATTTGAAGATACTTATGAAGGAGAGAATACTGGAATACGATTGCCATATGTAGTAACACTTGATTATGGTAGTTCAACTATTTTAAGTGTTCGTAGAAATTATTATGAAGATGATCCGCAAAAACAAAGAAGAAGCCACTTTGTTCATTATCAATATCTTCCGGGAATTGGATTTTATGGCTTTGGATTAATTCATATGATTGGTGGTCTTGCTAAATCAGCTACCAGTTTACTAAGACAATTGGTTGATGCAGGTACTCTATCTAATCTTCCGGGTGGTTTGAAAGCCAGAGGGCTAAGAATTAAAGGGGATGATACTCCTATTATGCCGGGTGAGTTTAGAGATGTAGATATTCCGGGTGGTGCGATTAGAGACAATATAACATTCCTTCCGTATAAAGAACCATCACCAACACTATATCAATTGTTGCAAAACATTGTTGAAGAGGGAAGAAGGTTTGCAAGTATATCAGATATAAAAGTATCGGATATGAACTCACAAGCCCCTGTGGGTACTACTCTTGCATTGCTTGAAAGGAATATGAAAGTAATGAGTGCAGTACAGTCTAGGCTTCATGCAGCAATGAAAAAAGAATTTGATATTCTTGTTGGTGTTATAAAAGATTTTGGAGAGCCTTCCTATCCATATGAAACAGAAGAAGGCGAAGATATAAAAGCATCAGACTTTGATAAGAGGGTTGATGTAATTCCAGTATCCGATCCAAATGCTGCAACAATGGCTCAAAGAATTATGCAATACCAAGCTGCATTTCAATTGGCAACAACTGCCCCTGAGATGTATGATCTAAAAGAACTTCATAGACAGATGCTAGAAGTTCTAGGTATTTCTGATGTTGATGAAATTGTTCCAGACGAAGATGATATTAAACCTGTTGATCCGGTATCAGCAGTTCAGAATTTAATTAACAATGTTCCTGTCAAAGCATTTGAGTTTCAAGATCACGATGCGCACATTCAAACTGTTGCTGCTGCACAAGATAATCCAGAAGTTCAAATGTTGCTTGAGAAGTCTCCAAATGCACCAGCTATAGTAGCTTCTGCCTCTTCATACATTAACGATCATTTGACTATGAAATTTAGAGAGCAAGTTTCTCAGGAAATGGGAATTGAGTTACCACCAATCGGTGAGCCATTGCCATCTGATGTAGAGAAAAGAATTTCTGAATTGGTTGCTGAAGCTGCTTCTAGGGTTACGCAGAAAGCAATACAAGAACAGCAACAACAACAAATTATGGAGCAACAGCAAGACCCAATTATACAAGCTAGGTTACAAGAACTTGCAATTAAACAAGCTGAAGTTCAAAGAAAAGCGATTGGCGATCAAGCTCGATTACAACTTGCTGCACAAAAACAAATATCACAACAACAACTTGAAAAAGAAAAACTTTCTACTGAAAGAGAGATTGCAGGAATACAGGTTGGACAAAAAATTGCTAGTGATTTGCTAGAACAAGAAAAAGCCAGTAATAAACAAGCTAGAGAAGATTATCAAAAAGGTCTTGACATTGGTTTAGAAATAGCAAAAGATAGCACTAAGAATGATTAATGATGTCAAAGAGCTATCTCTTTCTGAATTTTTACAAAAAAGAATAAGAGAAAATATGCATGAACACGCAGATTTTATTTCAACAGGTTCTTGTAAAGATTTTGAAGAGTATAAAAAGATAACAGGAATCATCGAGGGATTAGCCCTCGCAGAACGTGAACTTCTTGATTGGATAGAAAGGCACATTAAAGAAGAATAGGAAACTCGACTCCTAAAGTCGTGCAAATTATGACAGAAGAAAAATCTGAAAATAAACAACCAAAAGAGGTCAAAGACCCAAAGGTTAGCGAAGAAACTAAAAGTCAACTTCCTGATCCTGCCGGATGGAAAATTTTAGTTGCAATGCCACAAGCTGAAGAAAAAACAGAAGGTGGTATTCTTAAAGCTAAACAAACAATCAAAGACGAAGAAGTTACAAACATATGTGGATA